CATAGACGAAGCTGCTTTAGTAGCAGGACAATCAATGGATATCTACCCAGGTAAGATATTCAAAAGACAAGCAGGTATGCCTGGTCAGTCAATATATGGGTTGAAGTTTCCCAATACTGCACCAGAGAATATGCAGATGTTTGATAGGTTCAGACAGTTAGCTGATGAGTCCACTGGAATCCCATCATATTCACACGGTAATACAGGTGTACAGGGTATGACACGTACTGCATCTGGTATGTCTATGTTGATGGGTGCGGCTTCACTAAATATAAAAACAGTTGTTAAGAACCTTGATGACTTCTTATTAAAACCATTAGGTGTTGCATTCTATCAATGGAATATGCAATTCTACGAAGGAGAGTTAAATGTCGTTGGAGACCTTGAAATTAAAGCTACAGGAACTAGTTCACTTATGCAGAAGGAAGTTAGGTCTCAAAGACTTACTACATTCCTTCAATCAGTACAGAACCCAGCTGTTGCACCATTCGTTAAAGTTTCTAAAATCATTCAAGAGTTGGCTTACAGCCTTGACTTTGACCCTGAAGAAATAATCAATTCACCTGAAGAGGCAGCAATCTATGCAGAAATTATCGGACTTCAAAATCAACAACAACCACCTGGAACAAATGGTCAACAACCCCCTATGGGTGAAGGTGGAGGAATACCTGGAGGTGGAGCAGGTGAAGGTGTTACAGGCAATGGCAATGGCAACATCGGAACGGGAAATGTACCGCAGCCAGGGGAAAGTACATTTAGTGCGTCAGCTCCTACTACTGCGTAACAACATAATGAATAAGTAATGGGTATGGCAACTAAGAGAGATGACTTACGGAGAGCCTGTATGTCAGGTGATATAGAAGCTTGTAAGGTAATGAGAGATACTCCAGGATTTGCAGAAGGTGGTCTAATGGCTGATGCATCAAGACTGTGGAAGATGGAAGCACAGTATCCAGAATTTGAAAAAGGAATAACAAAGAAAGGTGTAGTACCTACATCACAACCAGAGGAACAATATATGTACAGTCCAATACAACGAGGATACGCAGAAGGTGGTTCTGTGTACGATATCGAAGGCTCTATGTTAGCCCCTGAAGAACCACTAAATTTTGATGAAGAGATGCCTACGGAAATGCTTATGATGGAAGAAGAAGCAGAGTTGGGTTTATCACCAGAAGACACGGAGATATTAAGACAAGCAATGTCTGATTATCCAGAACTGGAAGGTATCCTAAATACTATTAGTGCAGTATCAGGTGATGAGTTTACTGGGGACGGTACAGTAGAAGGAGCTGGTACAGGAACTAGTGATTCTATTAATGCTAAACTATCTGATGGTGAGTTCGTATTCACAGCTAAAGCAGTTAAGCAATTAGGTGTAGACAAGTTACGTAAGATGATGGACAAAGCAGAAGGTGAATATGACGAATCATCTATGAAGCAAGAGTATCAACAAATGGATGATACAGGTTTTGCTAAAGGTGGTTTCTTTACCCGTCCTGATTATCAACACGGTGGTATGCATACTGAGAAACCTCAAAACACAAAACAAGACTCTTTCTGGGGCGGTGTAGGTTCTTGGATTGTAGACAAGTTAAATAAACTAAATGAAGGTAGACAAATTAAATCTAATGCCATTCAAGAAATAGCTAAACAGCAAAGAGAACAAGAATCTACAGCAATAGCTGACGAACAAGGTAACGAAGTTCCTTGGGATGATGGTTCAGCAGGTATGTATACGAGCCCAGACAGAGATTCTATTATGGTACGCGGTACTTTTTAAACAAATAACATAACAATAAATTTTATAAACTAACTACAAACCCCCAGTCAAACTGACGAGACATAGACTGACTTTGTAGTGATAGCCCCAAGGCTACCTTTTACTAAGTAAGAGCACCTTGGATTTTAGTAACCCCGAAAGCCACCCAATACATTATTATGTGTCGGCACTTAATGGAGGTCAATATGACAACAGCAACAACAAGAACGGAGGAAATCCAACAACCACAAGCAAACCCTTATAACGCAAATAAGAAATGGGACAACAGTAACAAAGACGCTAAGAGAGGTCTTTCAAATGCTAATGATTCCTTAGCTTATCGAGCCCCTCGCAATGAAGCAGTAATATCTAATGGTAAAACACCTATCTTAGAAGAAGAAAAAGTTACTACAGATACTGCGAATAAAGAGGCTACCTCGGTAGACGATACTTATAAAGAAGAGCCTAATGATAAATTCAAGAAGGTAGACTTTAAAAAGCGTTACGATGATTTGAAGAAACATTATGATAGAAAACTAGGAGACTGGAAATCTAAAGAGCAATCCCTTAAAGCGGAGATGCTCTCTAATCGCCCTACCTATACCGCACCTAAAACCCCAGAAGAACTGGCTACTTTTAGAGAGGACTATCCTGATGTTTATGATGTAGTAGAAACAGTAGCACATATGAGAGCCGAAGAACAACTGTCTGATTTACAGTCACAAGTTCAAAAGCTTTCAGAGAAAGAAGGCGTAGCAAATCGTAGAGCAGCAGAGCAAGAGCTCCTAAACCTACACCCTGACTTCACCCAAATCAGAGAATCTGAAGAGTTCCACGATTGGGCACGAGTTCAACCTGAAGTAATTCAGTCTTGGATTTATGAGAACAACGGAGATGCTACATTAGCTTCTAGAGCTATTGACCTATACAAACAGGATGTTGGAATTACTACTAGTAAAGCTGGAGATGTGTCGAAAAAAACCAGTCCACAGAAAGATACGAGAGGTTCAGCTGCAGATGCAGTATCAGTCAAAACGAAAGTTGAAGACCACTCACCTCAAGAGAAACTGTGGACAACCTCAGAAATCGCTAACCTTTCTGTTGACCAGTATGAAGAGTATCAATCGGAAATCGATGCTGCTTTCCAGACTGGGAGAATTAGAGAAGGTTAGTTTAATTAAGTAATGATAGATTACACCCTAGCAATAGGTTGTTTGATATCTAAACAGGAGAAATATTATGGGCTTTGAAACTGGTTCATCAATGAACTTCGACCCAGCCGTCGCGGGACAAACTAACTCGTCTTGGCTACCAGAAGTTTTTTCAAAGAAAGTACAAGTTGCTTTCCGTAAATCAGCAGTAGCTGAAGCAATCTGTAACACTGACTATATGGGTGAAATCGCTCAGTTCGGTGATACAGTTAACATCATCAAAGAGCCGCAAATCAGTGTAAATAGTTACACTCGTGATGCAACTCTAGCTAGTACGAATCTTACTGACGAAGAATTAGTTCTTCAAGTAGACCAAGCTAAGTACTTCCAGTTCGAGGTAGATGACTTAGAAGCACGCTTCTCACACGTAAACTGGCAACAGATTGCGTCTGATAACGCAGCATATAAGTTGAAAGATGCTTTCGACTCTAACGTATTATCTGCAGCTGTAACAGGTGCAACAACTAATACGTATGGTACTGCAGCAGCACCTATCGATGTTGGTCACGATGGTTCAGAAGTTGACCCATTGAATGTTCTAGCACGTCTTGCTCGTCAATTAGACGACAACAACGTACCAGAAGAGAATCGTTGGGTAGTAGCATCTCCTGCATTCTACGAAGAATTAGCACAAACTAGTTCTAAGTTAATGTCAGTTGACTACAACCAAGGTGATGGTGGTCTACGTAATGGTCTAGTTGCATCAGGATCATTACGCGGCTTCAAGATGTATAAGCCTAACAATATGCCTACTGTAACAGGTACTGGCTCTTACACAGGTGATGCGTTGCCTACTGTATTAGCAGGTCATATGTCAGCAATGTCTTGTGCTCAGTCTTTATCTACTGTTGAGACAATTCGTTCTACTACTTCATTCCGCGACATCGTAAGAGGTCTATTGGTATGGGGTCGTAAAGTATTACGTCCTGAGTCTTTAGCATTAGCTACTGTACAAATTTACGACTAAATCGTAAAAACCTTTAGAGGGTCTTTCGGGGCTCTCTATCCAAATTATATAAGAGGAAAGAATGGCAGACGTACAAACATACTTAGGATTAACTAATGAAATATTAGGTGAACTAAA